ACGGCTTCTTCTTCATTGAGGTTTTCGGGCAGCTGATAGTCGCCAACAGTTGCTGGCCGGTCCTGCCACTGCTCCTGATGCAACTCATCTTTTACGGCAGAGCGTAATTCTTCATCGCTTTTGCCAAGCTTTGTTTCCAGATGAGAGTAGGAAGATACCAGATCTTCCGGGGTTTTGAATTTTTCTGGCAACCACTCTGGCCGTTCAACGGCTCCAGATTGGCTACCGTCAACAGGTGCTTCAGCTGCTTCTGCAACTTCCACATTATCTGCTTCATCCATCTTTGATCCTCTTTGCATGGTTGATACGTCGCTCAATAAGACCGACAAGATATCGCTGACCCTCCAAATGTCGGAGTTCAGCGTCACTTACATTCGCACCAGTGACTGCTTCAATGGTAATCGAACGCAAATATTTCAGCACTTCCTTGCCATTCGGCGTGCTGAATAAGGATGCTGTATCTAATGAAATCTTGTTGTCCGCGTTTTCTGCGCGTGCAAACCCATCAAGTCGGAGGCGCTGCCCCGGCATCTGCTACTCCCTGCATCTGCTGCATCTGCTGCATTTGTTGCATGGCTTGCATGATCTGCTCACGCTCACCAGCATCCCTAATCAAGCTGTCAGGCACACCAAATTTTTTAGCCAGGAATGTGGCTGTTTCTTCTGAAGACACCAGAAGATTCACCATCTCAGGACCAAAGCGCATGCCAACCATTTCCAAGAAACGATCAACGGATGCGATATCCTGATTGGCTTGTGCCTGTGCAAGTGGAGATACAGAGCGTACTTTGACTTCCCGGCCATTGATGACCGGCATGTCAATGCGTCCCTGCTTCTTCAATATATATACAACCCGTTGCAAGACAGGTTGGATAAACTCAGCTTGCAATCGTCCGAAGGCGGAGCCGATGCGCCGGGAAAGGTCGGCCATCCGCTCCGCTACTTCGGTAGCTGTTGCTGGCGTCCTGTTAGGATCACCAAGCATATCATTGTAAAGCGCACGTTTGATGTTGTTGCGCATGTCGCTCAGAATGAGGTTGGCCACATCAAAAGAACCAGCAGCACGGATAGGCTGCAAGCCTGCGCTTGTCGGGGATTTCGGGATGATTGTACCCGGCACCAGATTGATGGAATCGGTATTGATTACCCCATCATCGTCCATCTGGTAGATGCCGGATATCGCCATCTGCGCATTCTCAAGCACAAGTTCGATAGTAAGGTTGGTGGTCTTGATTGCGCTGAGTGAATTAACAAGTGGCCCGCGTCCGTAAACTTCGCCCGCGGCCTTTGACCAGCGGAAACAAACAAAAGGATTTGACCCAGCACCCTCGAAGATCTCCTCATAAATTGTTTCCTTGCCTTCCTTTTCAATGACATAGAACGCATTGCGCTCGACATTGGGCTTGTCATACATGCGGCAGACGACTTCCAAGATTTTAATCTTCTTGTCGGGCTGGCGCATAACGCGGTCAGTCAGGGGCTTGGAAAGTTGAGCCTTTGGGTAAGCAATAGGTAGATCACGATTGCGTAACTCGCGCTCCCGATACACATGATCGATACGGTCATCAGGACCGTTTTCAAGTACGATCTGCGGGAGAGGTACTGCATTAAACCGTACAGGATTGATTGCATCGCCTTCTTCAACAAGAAGGCAACCTGTTCCAACGGCCAGATCAAGGAAGCTTTCATGTGCTTCCTGTCCAAAGTTGGAGTTCTGTATGACTTCGAATACATACTCAGTTACCTCATCAAGTTCATTATTGATGCGATCACTGTCGTTGTTTGCGACTTCGCTTCCGGCAACAAAGTCAGCCCATCGTGCAAAGTTCGGGCAGATGCCGTTCTGAAGACGCGATGCAAATTCCTGCACCCCGACAACAGCTGTTTCGTCAAAGATACGATCATCGCGCCGTTGACCCGGTGTCAGGTTGGTAAACCCTTCACGCTGCGGCAGAGCATACTCGTAACACTCATCAAACAGGTTTTCAAAAAGCAGGCGATGCGACTTAGCCTTATCGTACCGCTCAAGATAATTCTTGGCCGAGCCGTGCATTACATATCCCTGTATTGATTGTAAAAGCCAATGCCGCCGCTTTGCCCGGTTAGCAAAGAACGGATGCCAGTACCTTTTTTGCGCTTTGATGCCATTTCTCCAACCCGCTCATCTTTGGCCCTGCGCCGCTGTTCTGTTTCAGCACGCATACGTTCCTGCCGTTCAGCTTCGATGGCAGGATCAGGAGCGGGTGGTCTAGGCTGGGCTATACACATGATTTCCTCTTACAACGCTGCAATAATGCAGGACAACGCACAAATTACATACGCGCCCACAAGCCTTGACGCCGTTTCTTTGGCTGACGCGCAAAGACATCATATTCCTTGCGTGCATTGAAAGCCCTAGCGTTGGCATTGTGGTTCATAACTTTGCGCCCTTCACCGGCCCCCAGCATCAGATACTGAAGCGCATCATGTATATGTGAGAAGCGGTTCTTCTCTGGCCGGTCATCATACCGCTCACCAGAAACCTGTATGCGCCTGTAGCTATAGCCGCCCTCAAATCCCTTAATGAGTTCCTTGCACCGGGGGTCAATCATAAATCCTGGCAACCCCTCGACCATGCGGTTGAGGGGGGTAGCCACTGCCTCTAAGCGGAGCGACACATCATTTGAAGGGGCAGGGCGTGCAACAAGTCCCGCACCACGCAGCACTTGGAAGGGAGTGGATTCATCTGTCTGTGCGCGGAAGTCACCAGACGGGTCGCCAAAGATATTTATCTCGCAGTTGCCATACCGTGTTGCGATTTCAGATCTGAGCAGTTCACTAAAGCGAACAATGCCCATGTCGAATGCCACGATCTCTTGCAAGATAAGCCAGCGGCCACGCACCTTCTGCCCGAATACAGCAGCAGGGGTCAGGCCAAAGTCCAAACCAACAATTACCGGAAGCGCATCAGCAAATACGGCAGCAGGCGTAAGACCAAAATCAAGGCCGCAATATAACGGCATAGAATCAGCAACAGGTATTTCTTCTTTAGCTATGTGGGTATCGCCAACAAACATATTGTAAACCGGCTTGCCTTCCTGAATGGAGCCAAGCTTGTTCAGCACATAGACATCGATCCATGACTTTGACTTACCCTGCACAAGATTAGGGTAGTAGCTTGGAAGCATGTGCTTGGCATTCTCTGCTTCCTTGTTCGGCTCGTAACTGTCGAGTTCGCCCTCGCTGTCTCGTTTTTCCGACATGCCGGGGGGTTGTGAAAAGAACACCCAGTTGTCTGGCTTGACCAGCATCTTGGCTTCTTCCATTGGAATATGGTCCGGTACAGGCCCCTCGCCTGCCATGATAGGCCACCAGTGATCCTCCTCTGGAGCATTCGTGTCAGCTATAACACCAGACCATGATGGCCCACCCTCACGCATGGAAGGGAAGCGGCCAACACGCATGGTGCAGGCATCGATGATAGACTTTGGAATCTCACGCGCCTCATTGATCCAGATGCCAGTCAGTTCCAATGACAGCAGCTTCTTCACATCTTCCGGCCTGTCGAGAGCAAGAAAGATAACCTCCAGATCTAAATCGGCAGCATTGATCCTGTGAGTGTAGGGAACAGACCAAGTAAACTTGCCCCACTGATCTTCCGGGAACCAGTCAAGCCAAGTCTTGATTGTTGTTGTGCGCAGCTGCGGGTTGGTGTTCCTGATGATTGCCCACCGGCTTTTGCGCTTGCCTTCTGCATTGGGCTTCTGCTGCAAGGCACGCCGGAAGACTTCAACACAGCACCCAACAGATTTGCCGGAACCAACCGGGCCACGAATGCCACGAAAGAAGGTGTCGTCCTTCATAAACGACTTCAGCACTTCACCGTCAGGCTTGTACTTAAATTTCATCTATACGGTAATCCTTGCCAATACGAACAAGGTTTGCAGCAACCTCTGGCCCGATAGTGGCTATGAGTTTGTCAGCTTCATAGTCATTACAAAATTCGCGTGGGTGATACTTTAGGTGGAC